CCTCGATTTCGAGGGTGCGCCGGCGCTGGTCCTTGTCGGTGCAGCTGCGCACGTCCAAGGTGCGCTGGTTGCCGTTGTCGGTCCAGAGGAACCGGCTGCGGGTGGAGATGGACGATGTCCACGGGCAGAGGATGCGGTAGGCGGTCTGGATCGCCGGGCCGCCGTCGTGCATGGCCTCGGTCGTGTTCATCTGCTCGATGTAGATGGGCAGCGCCGACAGGCCCGTGACGGTCGCCCACGTCTGGGTCCACTGGCCGAGCGCGTCGGTGCCCTGCGTCGGGTTCTGGACCTCCGCGACGAGCCGCATCATGCCGTGGGGGACGTGGGCCATGTCAGCCGATGCCCTTCCCCATCATGGCGCACACGTTGTCCCAGAAGTCGGCCTTGAGCGGCACCGTGTCATCGCCGCGCCCGGCGTTCAGCTGCGTGATGCGTTGCAGAACCGCCATCTTCAGGAGCGGATGCAGCGTGTTGTTCCCGGCAGTCATCGTGATGAGAAGCGGGTACGCAATGTCCGTTCGGTTCAGATCGGCGTACTGGAGCCCGTTGATGGTGACGAGCGTCAGGCCGACCACCTGCTGGCTCACGTTCGTGCACGTGCAGACGACCACCGGCTGGCGGTCAAGGCGCAGCAGCTTGGTGATCCCCTTGGGTTCCTCAGCGACGTACTGCGTGCGCGTGACCGGGTCGAGGCACCAGCCTGTCCGCTCCTCCAGCTCAGAAACGACCGCGTTGTACAGATCCTGGAGTACAGCATCGTCCCCCGTGTGGAAGACGCGCGCCGAGTCCTTGATTGTGGACAGCGAGATCGCCATGTGTCCTCCTGGACGCACAGGGGGCGGGCGGGGAGAAGTGCCCGCCCCCTTGCGCTTCCGGGGGTCCGTGCGTCAGGTGAGCGTGATGCGCAGGGCGGCGACCGCCTTCGGGCGCGTGATCTTGCTGTTCGCGAAGACCATCGCCTGGAACTTGATGAGTCCGGGCGTGGTCACGTCATCGCGGAACATGGAGATGCCGCCCCACTCGCGCACCGCAAACGCCTCGCGGACGTTGGCGAACATGAGCGGGATGGAGGTGGTCACGGCCGCCGTCTGGCGTCCGGGCGCGTAGGGCGCGATGTAGACCGGGCGGCCCATGAGAGTCATGGGCGCCTGGTTCTCCATCACCTGCACGTCGCTGCTGGGGATGAAGAGCGGGACGTTGTTCGCCGTGATGCCGCTGGCGATCTGGTAGTACGCGTCCTGGCTCATCACCCAGGCGGCCTCGTTCCAGTACTCGGCGGGGAGGGTCTTGTAGCGCAGCTCCTGGAGACGGGCCAGCGTGAAGGCGCCGTCCCAGCCGGTGCCGCTGCCGTGGGCGGCGGTGACCGTCAGGCCCTTGAAGTTGGCGTTCTGGAGGAACAGCCCGGTGGGCTGGTCGCTGCCGGTGCCGACCGTGTAGCCGCTCTCGATGCCGCGGGCGATCTTGCGCTGGAGGTCGTTGATCACCTCGGCCTCAATGTCGAAGTTCGCCTGCCGCACGGCCCACTGCGTGACCTCGGACTTCGGGAGGCCGCCGACGGGGTTCAGGTTCACCTCGGCCCACGCGCCGTCAAGGGCGGTCTGCGTCTTGTTGGCCTCGGTGGTCCAGAAGGCGCTGGCGGCCGCGTCCGTCTCCAGCGTGTTGACGCGCACCGTCACCGAGCCCTGCACGCCCGTGCGGATGTCCGCCAGGTTGCGAACGACGGTGTTGCGCTCCATGTACTTCAGGATGCCGGCCTCGTAGATCTTGGGCACCAGCACGCCCGAGGAGCTCGCCGTCGTGATGTCGCGGAACTCGGGGAGCCCGCGCGACTCGGGGGCGCGCCCGCCGCGGCACCAGTCGATCCACTGGTCGCGGTACTCGTTGGACGCCGTCCACTCGAACGAGCGCTTCTCGTTCTCCTGGCTGGCCTTCTCGACGGCGGCGAAGGACGCGAAGCGCTCGCGGAGCTGCGAGGCACCGATGTGCTTCTGCATCTCCTCGATGTCCCGCTTCAGCGGCTCCAGCTTGTCCATGAGCTCGGAGCCGCGGGCCTCCTGCTCGGGGGAGAGCTGATCGTTTGCGAGGAGCTGGTTGAGCTCCGAGTTCAGCGCATCGCGCTGCTCGATCATGTCGGCGCGCTTCTTGAACAGGTCGGTGGTCTTCATGTGAGGGCCCTCAAACGCAGACGAAGCCTCGCGAGAGCGGGGCTGTAGGTGCGTGCTTCGGCGCTTGTCTGCGGGTACGCGCCTGATTCGACGATGGAAACCTCGCGCAGGTCCACCTGCGTGAGGGTGCGCTCGGAGCCCTTCCAGGCGTCCGAGCGGACTACGAAACCAAAAGACATCTCGGAAAGGACGCCGGAATCGACCAGGGCGTACACGTCCTTCGCCCGCTGGGTATCCGGCAGTTGGACATCGAAGGCCAGGCCGCGCTCGTCCGACGCGAGCTTCAGGCGCTGGCTCTTCGTGTTGGCGAGAAGCTCGCGACGGTCATGGCCGACCAGCAGCGAGATGTTCCCGCGGAGGCTCTGGTCGAACGCGCCGCGCGCCACGCGCTCGGTGAACGGCTTGCCGCCGTTCACGCTGCGCACGACGAGCGGATGGCTGGGAGCGTCGTAGACGGCCGCGTAGCCGGTCAGGCGGCTGCCGTCGCGCTCGAACGACGTGGTGCGGACCTCAAGCATCTTGGCTCCCCGATTCGTCTGGGCCGACGGACGCCGAAGCGCCTCCCGGCATCGCCACCGTCGGCTCGTCAAATCCGGGCAGCGGCGGCAGCCCGACCCGCCGACGGGCGTCGTTTGGGCTGAGGATCCCGGACAGGACGAGCTTCGACAGCGCCTGCCCGGCGTCCTTCAAGTTGCCCCGCAGCAGCACGTCCTTGTCGAACGCAAGCCGTTCTCCAGGTAGCAGCAGCTTGCGCTCGATCTCTGCAGACCAGGCGGAAGTCCACATGGACAAGCCGCCATCGACGTATGCACGGGCTGTCTCGACCTGCGAGACAAGCGCGCCGCCGCCCTGCTGGAAGAGCATCTCGGGCGGGATGCCGAAGGCGCGGGCGATTTCCTGGATGCTGAAGCGCCGGGACTCCAGGTTGGTGCTGGAAGTCTCCTGGCTGATGCGCTCGGCCTTCATGCCCTCGCGCAGGATCAGCGGCCGCGAGGCGCCTTCCGGGTTCGCGTGCATGGTCTGCCAGGCGTCGCGGATGGACTGCACGGCCTGGTCGCTCATGGCGCCCGGATGGCTGAGGCTGATCTTGCCCGTCGAGCCGGTCTTGACGAGCGCCGAGTGCGCCGCGTCCTGGTCGGCCGCGAGCTGCATGGCGTGGGCCGTGGCGTCGAGCGGGGAGACGAACCACGCCGGGAACAGGAGGTCCGGGTACGCGCCGATGTGCACCACCTGGTCGGCGGCGAGCTTCACGTCCTTGATCAGGTACTCCACGCCCTCGTCGGTCCACTGGGCGCGGGCGGCGCCGACGGGGATCGGCTGGAGCTCCGCGACGGTGCCGTCGCTGGCCCGGCGGATCAGCGCGAGGCCGTTGCCCGAGGTAAGCGCGCAGCTGGTGACGAACCGGCGGAAGTCGAATCCGGACTGCCAGCGGCTGGCGTCCCGATTCAGGAGCTGGGCGATGGGGTGGCCGTCGATGACGGTGCCGTCCTCGCGCTCCACGCGGATCGGCAGGCGGGCGATGTCGGTCGAAAGCAGCTGGACGGCGCGCACCACCGACGGGAGGGTCGATGGGTCCACGGTCGGCGTGGTGGCGCCGGACTGCCAGACCACGACGGTCGGCTTCACCGCGAAGATGCGCGAGAACCACGTCACGCTCCGGATGGAACGAATGTGCCCCCAGATGTCAAGCGGATTTCAAGAGAGTGGCACGATGGACCTCAGGTTGCACCTCAGCGCATACCTCAACCGATGGGGCAGGCGCTGTTGGCAATGCCGCTCGCCTCGCGCACCTGGTGGTGCTCCATCAGGATCGCGGCCATGTTGCCGGCGACCACGGCGTCGGTGTTGCCAGAGCTGCGCCCCTTCACCGGGCGGATGTTGCCGACGTTGTCCTTGACCAGCCGCACGGCGTTCAGCGCCGCACGCAGGACCGGATCGTCCTCGTAGCAGAGCTGGCGGCTCTTCAGGAGGTCGCCCCAGAGCTTCCACGCCGGGGCCATGGTGCGGATCGACTGGTCGATGGGCACGATGGGCCAGCCCCGGTCCTGCCAGCGCTTGACATCCCGCGCCTGGCTTGGGTGCGGGTCCACGCCGATCTTGCGGATGTCGTAGCGGGCCATCAGCGCCTCGATCTCGGCCTCCACGATGGTCATGTCGTGGTACTCGCCGGGCATCCGGCGCAGGAACCCCCGCTCGCACCACTGCCCGAGGGGGTTTCGGCACCGCTTCTCGTCCAGGGCCATGTCGAGCCCGGCCCACCAGGAGACGTTCCGGGCGCGCAGCTGCGGCCCATCCACGACCATCAGGCACATGGTGGTGAGGTCCAGCTGCGGGCCGTAGCCGCCTCGGGACAGGTCCAGGCCGATGACGGCCGGCGCGCCCTGGAGGCGGGACCAGTCGCAGGGCTGCATCTGCCGCTCGAGCACCGAAAGGTCCACGTCGGTCGTGGCGATCTCGTGGTAACGGCAGGCGAGCTGCGTCTCGAACTCCGCGATCTGCTCGGGGTCGCCCGACTGGAGCATGGTCCGCGCCGAGAGCTCGAGCTGCGTCGGGTCGATGATGGTCCCCAGCCCTGGGTGCGCCTTGCCCCACGCCGACGGGTCCGCCGCCTGGTCATCCTGCTCCAGCCCGTAGAGCATCGGCCACCAGCCGGCCGGGTACGGGCTGCCGTCGGCAATGGCGCGCTCGAGCTGGTCCCAGTAGCCCCAGATCGGCCGCGTCTTCTGCTCTGGGTCGGGCGTCGTGATGGCGAGCAGCTGGCTGGTGGCGAACTTGGCGAGGCCCGTCAGCAGCCGGCCGAACGCCTTGTCCATGCGGGCGACCTCGTCGGCGATGACCAGGCGCGCCGTCAGGCCGTCGAGCGCCTTGTCCGTGCAGGGCAGCGAGATGTACCGATTCCCGCCGTGGCGCACGCGGCCGGGGTGCGCAGGCGTCGAGCCGCCCGTCGCCTTCCAGCTGTCCTCGTCCTTGTCGGCCACGTCGCCCGCGAGCGTGCCGCACATGGTCTGCATCCGCTCAAAGGTCTTCTGGGCGAGCCGGCCGTCCGGGGCCACCGAGCAGAACTCCAGCCGGCTGCCGGGGTCGCGCATCGCCGCCATCAGCAGGCTCGCCGCGAACTCGGTCTTACCGTTGCCGCGTGCGACCGCCAGCAGCAGCGCCTTCGTCGCGGGCGTGTCCGAGCGCCGGCCGTCGATCACGCGCCGCCTGGCGAGCAGGACCATCGCCACCATGCACTGCCAGGGCATCCAGACGAGCGGTTGCCCCGCCCCGGCCTCGGCGCCCTGCCCACACTTCAGCGCGAAGGCGCGCGCGTCCTCGGCCCGCTGCTCGTCCCACCAGACCGAGTGCGCCGCCGGGTCGGCCCGCTCGAGCAGGTACCGCCGGCAGGCGTCGCGAATCCTGGCGTTGGCCGTCGTGGAGCCGTCCAGGACGGCCTCCGCGTAGGCGTCCGCCTGCTGCGCGCATAAAGGCGGCTTTGGGCGGTGCTTACGCCGTCGGTCGGTTTTGACGG